CGACAGACCGTCGAGATGAGGCTTCCGCTGCCATTGTAGGAGCGCGCCACGTACTCGTAGTCGCCTCCCGCGTTGCGCGTGACCTCAGCCGGGACCGTAATGGTGAACTCGCCCGCCGCCGCGTCGCTCAACGTGCCTTCCAGGGTTACGATGGCATCGGGGCTGTAGGGGTACTGCGGGTCGCGGCCGATGCTGACGAGCACCGTCTTGCCGGCGAGGCTCACCGCATCGTTGTCCGCGTTCCGCGCATGGAGGGTGACGGTGCGATCCTCGCCCGCGTCTACCTCGATATGCTCAACGTTCGGCATCGGGCACCTCGACCTTGCGCGGGCGGCCGGGCTTGCGCTTGACTAGACCGTCGAGCGCCTTCACCTGCGGCGCGAGATAGGCTTCGTTGGCGGCGGCGAACGCGCGCACCTCGTCCATCTCCACCGCAACAGGATGGCCCGGTAGCGGCTCCGTCAGCGTCCAGCCGGACGGCACATCGCCCATGCAGTCGAACCGCGCCCGGTTGCCCTCGGGACCTACCGCGTAGCGCGGCCATAGGCGGGGCTTGGGGGTTTTGGGGGCGCTCACTACGCAGCTTCCTCAAATTCGCTGCCGCCCGGTTGACGCATCAGCCAGCGGTGCAGATTGCCGGGGTATGACTTGGCGTTCCCGTCCTTGTCGATGCCGTGATGCGTCAGGTCTAAGTCCGGGATCAGCACAATCTCCCCGCCGCACGCGCGCCAACGCCGCGAGAAGGCATAATCCTCGCCATACCAGACGCCCTCGTGTGCGCCATGGTTGAATAGGTCGACGCTGGCGTTGTAACTCACGCCATAGACCAGTTCGGGGTACGCCTTCATGAAGCGATCGACCGCTGCTGCCGTGATCTTGAGGAAGCCGGCCGGCACCTTTTCGCCAACAAGATTGCCGTCGCGACGGACAATTGGCCGTCCCTCAGCATCGCCAGCGATGAAGGACATATATTCTTCTGTGTCCTTCTTGAACCGATAGGTCCCGGCCACAACGTCGCCGTCCGTCGTGATCAGGCGCACCAGATTATGCGCCCGCCAAGACAGGTCGTGATCGATAAACACCACTGCATCGGCCTTGGCGTCGAGCGCCTTGCGCAGCATCGTCGCGCGGGCGTGCGATATGTAGGGACAGCCGACCTCGAACACAGTTTGATGCTCTATGCCGGCCGCCTCCATCGCCGCCACCGACGACTTCAGCGCATCCACATACGCCGGATACGGCTGAGAGAGCGTCGGTGTGGCGATTACGACCTTCATGGTCAGGCCGAGCCCTTCCAGAGGCCGAGAGCCGTCAGAGTGTTCATGACTTCGATCAGTGCCGCCTTGGTGTTGGTGTCGAGCGCCGTGCTGGACGCCGTGCCGAACACGGACGTTGCCTGCGCCGCGCCGGAACGCTGCACGATGGGCGTGGCGAGACCATAGAAGCCGATCTTGTCGGTAGTCGAACCGCCGAAGTTTGCGCCCTCGGACGCTCCGTTGTTGATAACCTTTGCAGCCATTGACTGAACTCCTGAAGAGGAAAGGGGAAGAACGGGGCGACCGAAGCCGCCCCGTCAGGATCAGGACGTGCCGCTGACGCGAGTGGCGAGCCAGGGCTGATGCGCCTTGACGGCGTACAGCATGTCGAAGCGCCACTGGGGAACGTCGTTCACCATGTCGTAGCCCTGCGTCAGTCGCAGATTGAGACCGTTGTAGCTGCGGTTTTCGCACCACGCCGCGCCGGCCGGCTTGATCATCTTCGGGATGGCGAGGGTGCAGGCGTCCGGGTGGAACACGATGTTCTGCCGGTACGCGGTATTCACCGAGCCCTTGAGGGTGATGTTGGCGCCATCGACCGCAGCGGCGCTGCAGGTCTTGTAGGGGCCAGACGTGATGATCGGCGGGCTGATCACCAGATCGGCGTCGCCGGTTCCGTCAGCCGTTACCGAGGTGCGCACCGTGAACTCGCGCAGGAAGTCCAGCGCCTCGCCCGTCACCGGGTTGACCGCATAGACGTTCTCGATCGTGAACACGTCGCCCACGAGACAGGTGCCGGTGTTCGCCGTCAGTCCGTCGATGTGGATCGTCATCGTCCAGGTGTCCTTCGCCGAAGCGTAGGTCGTGGACAGGGTGCCGTTGTCGATTTCCGCGATGGGCGTTCCACCCGACCACGTTCCATTCGTGTGCGTGATCGCGTTCTGCGATTCGTACATCTCGACGTTGCCGACCATGGGCAGCTTGGCGCGGGTCAGCGCGGTCTTCGCGATGTCCGACGTGTAGAGGCCGGCGATGGTCGGGAGCAGCGACCAGTGGTCATGCGGCGAGAGGATGGCAACGCGGCCATCGTTCGGAACCGACATTTCGGACAGGCGTTCCGGCGCCAGCGCGAAGTCGGCGTAGGAGTTGATGACCTGCCCCGGTGTGCCCACCCAGTTCGGGGTTTTGTTCACCAGCTCGGTCATCACCTGGATGTCGAGATAGTTCGCGAGCGCGGACATCTGCGGCTTCAGGATGCGCTCGGAAAACTGGTCCACCGAAAGCGTCAGGTCGCGCGAGGTGAACTCCAGATCGGCGCCGATCTGCGCGGTGATCGCCAGGGTCTCGCGGCCCTCAGTGATGTCCTGCGGAGTCATCGTGGCGCCGGTACGGACCTGCCCCCTGATCGGCCGGGCAAGGCGGATCGTCTCACCGACCTTGGTTTCCTGTCCGAAATTGGCCTCGAAGTCGCGGTTGACGAGCTTCGTCACCACGCATTCGTTGTCCAGCCACATCATTGCATCCTTGAGGATGACATCGTTCGTTAGCAGCGTATTGGTTGCCATTTGGCGGGTCCTATCTCGGGATCGTCGCCCTCATCAGCGCGACCGTGCGGCTCGCCTTTCGGCCCAGTGCTTCGCGTAGTCTTCCATCGAAGCCGTCTGGGGGTTGAACTGCGGCGTTCCTCGGCCGTTCACCGTTGGAGGCGGCGGTGGTGTGTTCGTGGTGCGAGGAGCCGGCTTCGGCGCGAGGCGCGCTTCGGCCTTCTCCAGGGCTCGGACGGCCACCGCAGGATCAAGCCTTGCAATTCGAGCTGCTTCTTTCGGGTTGTCCGTCAGCCACTTCGCTAAATCGTAGGGCTTGTCAGACTCGCCGATGAAGTCACGCATCGTCCGCGACACCTTGAAATCGTCAGACGTGAGGGTTTCCATCACGTCATCGAAATCTTCGTGGTCCTCTCCAGCCTCTCGGATGCGCTCGAGCACGGTCTTGCTGTGCTCTACCTCACCGGGGTCGAAGGCGGGCGCCTGCCTCGTCTGCTGCTGTGGCGGCGATCCGTCTGCCGTTGGTGGCTCGGTGCCGGAAGCCTTGGCCTCCGCTACGCCGCGCCAGTATCCGGCCTCGCGTATCGCAGCCTCTCTCTGCTGCGTTAGCCTGCTGATCCGTTTCTCGACCTTGCGATCACGCTTCGGCTCGGGAGCCTCCTGCGTATCGCCGGGAACGGTGGTGTCCACCGGGGTAGTTGTTGCCTGTGTCGCTGCAGGCGCTTCCCCGCCGGGCGGCGGGGCGACTGGCGTTGATGGTGCTACAGGATTTGTAGCGTTGTCAACATTGGAAATATCGCTCAAACAGGGGCTCCTTCCGGCATATCAACCAACGTGCCGTCGTCGCCGCCCATCATGGCCTCGGGCGGGATAGCGATTTCCGGGCCTCCGGGGCCTGCTGGGGGCGCGGCGCCGGGCAGGGCGCTTCCCATGCCTTCCATGTTCGGCTGCGGTCCAGCGGCCTGCCCCTGCCCGCCTGTCTGGTCGTTGAGCGCCAGAATCTGTTGCAGCATCTGCTGCATGCCGGCCATGGCCTGCGGGACGCCCGCCATAATCGCCTGCAACTGGGCCAGCGTGGCGACGTTCTCCAGCTCCTGCCCTTCGGCCTGCGCCTTGGTCAGGTCGGCCTTCGCAGCGCTCGCCAGCGCATCGGCGACCATCTTGGGGTCCTTCGGCGGCTCCTGCTGCGGAAGCGGCTCGCCATCCTCGCCAATGCCCATCTTGGTCTTGATGCGCTTGCTGATCTCGTCGCCTCCGGGGAAGTCGAGGGCGTCAACCAACAGGTCGGCTGCGACTTCGCCAATCGCCGGAACACTCTGTGTCAGCGCAATCAGGGCCTCACGGCGCTCCTCGCGGCGAGTCAAGTAGCCCTGCCCGGTGGACACCATCACGTCGTACTCGCCCAGGCTGAGGTCGAGGAGCGGCGCCATCGGGTCTTCCGGGTCCGGCCCGTTGACCATCTTCATATCCGCGCCGCCGTCCTCCTTCAGAACGCGGACGATGCGTGGGGCGTCGTAGACCTTGGGGATCAGGTCAACCAGCACGCGGCCGGCGTAACCGATGGCGCGGCGAAGGTTGTCGATGTACAGGAACGTGCCCGTCGAGCCTTCCTGTTGCCGGGCTCGGATCGCCACGCCGGATGTCTCGTTGCTCTTCGCGCCAAGGCTGGCCTCATGGATGTTGGTAACGTCCTTGAGGTCCTGTGACGCCGTCATGCTGAGATTGGCGAGGCCCTGAGACATGACGGGCGGCTGTGAACGCTGCGGCGGGCCGGGCGCCTGTGGATCTGGATTGTAGATCAGGACGGCCGGGTTGGCGGTGCCCGCCGTGCTCCACATCTGCTCATAGCCGGCGATCTGCTTCACGGTCGCGACGTGCGGCGCCTTGGGTTGGAGGGCGATGCTTTCCGCCTCGGTCGAGCGCGCGTAGTTGAGGATGCGCTGCGGGTCCATCGCATCATCGATCATGCTCTTGCGCGTCGTGGCGCCGTCTACCGTGATCTCCTCGCCGGGGACCACGCAGATCGGGATGTACTTGCCCGGCCACTCGTGCGGGCCGCTGAGGATTTCCGACCCGCTCATCATGTATGAGCAGACGTAGGGCCGCTCCACTTCGCGGGTGGATTTGACCGCGACATCAGGCGGCGCCACATCAACGATACGGCCGTTCTCCAGCAGGTAGATCGTGGCCGCTTCGGTCTTGCGCTCCCAGTATTCGGCGATGCGGATGCTGTCGCCAACTCGCCACGTAAAGCCATTTTCCGCACCCGTAGCGTCGTTAAGCGGGATGTCGTCCGCTTTGGCCTTGGGATACCTTGCCTTGAAGGTTTCCTTGCTGATGCGCTCGAATACCCAAGCGAACTTCATGTCAGACTTGTCTGGCAGGTCCGCGAGCGGGTCGATCATGAAGCCGAACGGGTCGCGAATGGGCCGGATGCGGATGTCTTGATCGAAACTGTCGTCGCTCGAGTATTCGGTGACGATGCGGAATGCGCCCTGGTTGGCAACGGCGGCGTTCTCCGCCGCGTAGCAGTAGCACGCGTCGGCGTCTGACTGCGCCTCGATGTTACGGATCAGGCCCGTGAACACCTCGGCCACGATCTTGTCGGCCTTGCCCTTGGCAGGAAGCACCTTGATGGCGGGCGTCTCGCGCCTGATCTCACCCGTGAGCTGCTTCACGAACGCCGGCATGCGATTGACCGTCAGCATCGGTCTCGTGGTGCCACGCGCCTTGATGGCTGCGTCATCCCACTGGCGGGAGCCGCCGATATAAAACCGCTGGCACTCGCGGCCC